ACCGTGAACGCCGTGGCGGGAAGCGCGATCGTCGCAAGGACGCCTGTTGCTCCGGACAAGGTGCTATCGCCGATCACGAGCGATCCGGCAGCAGCCGAACCCGTAGACGCGGCAGCGACCTTACTGGCGATCAGGTCGGCAACCAACTGCATTCTGTTGGTTTTAAGAGTGGCTGAATATACAACTGACATAATTATATCTTTCTAATTAATTAAAATAAGTTTAAGCATTACCCATTACCTGTAAAAATTTACCCGGTCTATTTGGATCATTCATATAAAAATTCCCATCAGGGGCTCTAACAGCCCCTTTTACATCAGGATGTTTATCAAGTCTAGCAGGTTCCGTCTCAGATGACGTTTCTTGACCTTCTAACGGCTCAGGAGGCTCGATAGGCGTTCCGCCCTCATGAGGGCCGGGTAAATGATCCATCGCATCAGGCCCCGGTCCGCCAGCCTGCAAAGCCTCCGCTATAGCCTGTTTTAGCAAGGGCTGTATTTGTTCCAAAGAGAACGCTGGTCCTGCGTTCCCCAAAGCCGTGATACGCTTGCTCAATGCGTCAAAATCATTTCTGATTTCAGATACAGCAGTTTGTGTGGACTTAAGATCAAGTTCACGATCCTTAATGTCAAATTCCCTAGTCCTGTCCTTATACTTTTGAACCATATCAGCCAATTCACCTTGCAATTGCTGAATATGATCAGCAGCCTTATGCATCATTTCATCAGCAGCAGGATCAGGAGCATCACCAGTGATATTCTTTGGAATGATCCTACGATAACGTTCTGCCAAAGCCTGAGCTTCAGGGAAATCAGCAACCTTCCAAAGCAAGTCACCAGCAATACCCATAAACTCTTTATTGCTAGCTGCAATTTGAGTTAAGGCATTAAATGCTTCTTGACGTCTTGTCGCGAATGAAGGTCCAGTGTCCGATTGAACGTCATATATGCCCACACTAGGATTAAAGATAATCTGAGCCATTTGCTGCGCTTTATCCATCTCAGGACTTTGCCCATCTGGTGTAGGTTGCTTTTCAAATGGAGTAGGAGCATTATTATCAATAGTAACGTTCATTACGCTACCATCAGTTGCAGCGATACGAACAACTCTAGGCGTATCATAAATCTTAGGAACTAAATCTATGAGAATTTTACCAGTAAAGCGCACAGCAATGGCAAGATTATCAATAAAATGATAAGTAGCACGATCGCCTTGACGTTGACGCGCGTTGATGGCCACTCCTGATTTTGCATTTTCATTTTCTCCCATTTGTGCTTGATATTGACCACTAACCATCATCATTTCATTTTGTGCTATTTGCATCTGTTGCACATAACCGGGCGATGATTGCGGAGCAGCAGGACGTACAGGAGGTGGGATTTCCTTTCCGTCTTCATCCATATGGTTCCAAGGCAACCAAGCATGGTTTTGAGTATTAGCAGTTTTCCAGTATTCTTCTAGACCTTCAACAGCAGCCATAGGCGCAAGCCAAGGAACTTTAGTCTGTAACGCGCCAAACTCAACATTTGCGCTGGTATTAATATTGTACATCCGTTGCGCATCTAACAGCGCTCGTGTATGTCCTTTACGATCTAAAACCCCGTCAATAACAGTTTCAGTACCAACCAAACGTACAATAGGAATGTACTTGCCAAGCCAAGGACCACGATCAATAATTGAATTTCCGGCAATCTTAAACCATTCTATATCATCTGATACGGAAGGCCGTTCAAAACAAGTATGTTCAATTGGGGGCAAATCTTTTTCATATTCGCGACGGTCATCATAATATTTTTTTTGTTCTGGCGTAAGCTTACTATAAAATTCCTCAACTAATTTACCTGTATTTGGGTCAGTAAAGCTGCAAGCTGTTTCTTTTTTCTGTGTCTTGCGATAATATTCAGCTACTCTGACAATATCCTTAGTAGCCCATCCATCCGATGTATTGCTAAATAGTGTAGAACCTCCTACATCTTTAAAATCAGGATACTTAGCATTGTATAAATCACGAGGATTATCTTCAAAGATGAAGCCAAACCTAGCATCTGAGCCGTCAACTTCTGTAATATCAGGATCAAGATAAACTGATCTAGGGTCTTTAATGCGTTTAATATAAATTTCTTGCGAACGTGACTTTGCACTGATATAATCAGTTTGAACACGCCAATAACCCATACCGCCTTGTACTTGAGTTACAGTTGCGTTATCATAAACATTTTCAGCACTTGAAATATATTCAATATGCCTAATTACTTCCTGAAATACTTGCGCAGCTTCAAAAGAAGCATTATCACCAACTGGACGAATATTAATACCGGGCTTATTCTGCTTAGCGTCATTGATTATTAAAAGATTGTGTTGATTTGTTTTATTAATTGTAAGACAAGGACGATTAGTGGAAATCCTATCGCCAATCACCCATTCATCCCATTGATACATATTGCGACTGTCACCATTAGCAAATTTAATATCAAGCTCACACCAAACCCTAGCTTGGCTTTCCCATTCCTCGCAAACACGATAGCGACCTTTAGCCTCTATAATAATTGCTTCATCTTTTTTAAGATCACTGGTATAAGGATCAGTAGACCATACCATTTAATTAATTCCCGAAAAAATATAAAGGCCAAAGCAAGATCATAGTCCACAATGGATTTTCAGCATAAGGAGTTTGTAATAGAAAAAACATTGCTACAAAGCCAATAACTAAGTAAACTCCAACACATATTAATAGTATTTGAAGCCATGACATTTAAATTATCACTTTCATAAAATAACAATTATTCTTAATAGCAAATTCTATTTTTAAAAATTCTAATCTATCATTTTTTAATTCATCGTAGTATGTAGAATTTATTAATCGTTTATATTCATTAGCCAATTGCTCTAAATTCATAACCTTATAATTATTTTTCCACATTTAAATACTTCCCATCCAACCCGTGTTTTGCCTATTAAAATTAATTACTTTTTCAATTTTCTTAATAGGTAATTTACTACAAGCTGTTTCTGACTTTAATGATAAAGCAAACGTTTGAAATGCGTCACAATTTTTAACAATGGCACCATTTTCTAACGCAAAATGCCCGCAATCTGGTACTGTTAAACACCAAACATCTTGTTTTTCATCCAGATGTTTTACGCTTTGAATAATTAAGCTTCCAACATCTATGCGAGCAAAACTTTTTTTGACTTCCTCCACGCTTTCTTTCGTTTTTAAAAATCCAACCACATTCGTCACAGTTTCTTTCAACGATCCAATTAGATGTTTCTTCAATTTTAATTGCTCTAGCATTTTTATAAAATAATTTTGAGCAATCTGCACAGCAAAATTTTTGTTGCGGTAACGCATCAAAAAGTTTCCAGCATTGCTTACAAGATTTTTCTTTTCTTTCCCATGTTTTAGTTGCTTGTTGAACATGCCATAACTTTCCTTCTGGCGATTTGTGCCAAGCTTTAGCAAGTTCTCTGGCGTCATCTGATATCCAAGTAAATCTTCCATTCTCATGTTGCCGCATAGATGAATAATGCAAATGTTCTTTTTCTGGCAAACATTCGAGATTATATAATTGATTATTTGGTTTAATTTCATCTCTATGATGAATATGACAATCATTTGGAATTTTACCAAAAGCTTTTTCCCAAACAACTCTATGTAATTTTTTACTGCATGAAAAATAACCAGACTTGTCTTGTTTATATAGTTTTCCATCAAAGTATTGAAAGTTATCAATCCAGATTGGATCACTAAATCCTTCTTTAGGAGTTCTGCGGATTTCCACTCGTTCTCCGCAATCAGAAATAAATGATCCGGCGTACATCTCACTGTATAACCGTTTGTGAAACAAATTTCCACAAGTGATACATTTTTGCGTGTCAAATGCGGATTTATAAATTTCTTCCATCCCCATAGCGTCAGTACCTCTCCATTTTCAGGTAAGGTACTGATAGCTTTTGAACCTTCGCGTGTCAAGATTTTAGTATCCGCTGTAAAACATCCATGGGACCAAGGGGTATCATGATCAGGTTCACTACTAAAATTGCCAGTTTGTTCATTAACTTTATAAGTATATCGTCTTAAACATTGTAACCCACGTTCTGTTTTCTCAGCATCAAAATTACATAAATCAAAAACAGTCCTAGCAGCATTGATACCAAGAAATTTCTTTCGAGGAGCATCGACAATTCTAACATTCCAATTTAACGCCCTTAATTGCTTTTCAGGAGTTATATTAGACAATGTTTCAGCAGCACCATCGTGCGGTAAGTTATGTCTACCATAATTATAACCTCGCTGCTGTAATTCATGAATATAAAAAGGCATTTTCTTTAGACTATTTTCATAATAGTCTATTAAATTAAATTCAACTCCAATAGTTTGAACAAACCAAATAGCCGTTTTATCACTATGACCCAAATCCCAAAACGTATGAACAGGCTTATTATGATCGTATTTAACCTTACCTATACGTTCTTCCAAAGTAGCTTTGCGAATTTCTTCAGCATAGATAGCACCGTCCAAGGTTTGTTTGCAATGCCCTTCCCACACATTCAGCCAGCTAGTCGGATCTTTTTCCTTTAATTGCTCCATTTCTTCGCGTAAATCAGCAGGAAACCATTTATTATCCGACCAATTTACTTTTTTAATAATTGCATACTTATTACCGCTATGATCTAATTCATTAGGAGGTTTTAAAACAAAACGCTCATAAGTATTATCAGTATCTAGCTCAGGATTGAAACTAACCCAAATTTCAGGACCACGTTTGAACGGTCCTAAGTTAGTTTCTTCAGCAGAGCGACCACGAATAGTAGGATTTAATTTGTCCCAAGACATTTTAGAAACAACATTAGCTTCTTCAACCCAAGCAATATCAATGAAGGCTAGTGACTTAATGCTATTAATATTATAACGAAGTCCAAGAAAAATGAATTGGGAACCAGTACGCTTAGATATAATAGTTTTATCAAGTATTTTAAATTCATCATCAAGTCCCATTTTATGAATTTTAATTCTTAAAATTTCATATACGCTTTCATCAATGGACTTCTGAAATTCACGAAAACACGCAATACGCAAACGCTGTTGACAAGCTAAAATAATTAACGCAATAGCAATATTTTCGGTTTTGCCTGCTCCTCGTCCTCCCCACAGTACTTTATAACGTGCTGACTCCGTTAAAAGAAAAGCTAGGTGTTCAGGAAATTGTACTTCTTGCATGTTGATCACTTAAATTTATATTTTAAAATATGTCAATCGCAACGCATCAGCTAGGTCGCCATCAAGGTCTCCTGCCAGACCGGATTGTTGACGTCACTGGTGTTGCCGTTTCCAACAGATGGCCAGATTCTTCCTGGCAAGTGGCGCGGACCGCTTGCGACGCCCAAGTGGGTACAGGAAAAGGAGTCTTTGATCGCCAACTCCATTGCTCCTGTCTTGAACTCTGCGGGGCTCACGTTGCGAACTCGGAAATGCAGCCAGCCTTCCCGGGGAACGCCACACTCCAAGGGTTCGATGGTGTTTAGCTCCAAAATTCGCTTCTGGGCTGCCCGAACAATGTCGGTGTCCCACTCATCCTTTACGAGATTACCCAGTCGCCAGTTATCTAGG